CGTCGGAAGATTGATAATAGGCCGCCACCTTCACCTGAGGAACCAATGGCAAACCGCTCAGACGGTACTGAGAGATCTTTGCAGAGTTCGACGCACTGGTCGACGATCTGGTAATGGATTTCGCGCTCATCGTGGATTGAGACGATGAGCTCAGTTGGTTTGCCAAGCTCCAGCAGCCAGACTTCTTCCTGGAGTTGCTCATCGAAGACTTTGCCGAACTTGAAGGGTTGGTAGACTTTCCGGTCCCCTCCTTCGTAGGCAGGGTCGAGCACCGCGGCCTGGGTGTACTTCGTGTGCCAGATGGCCGGCTCCTTGACATGATTGTTAATTACAATTCGCTCGTCGAGCACGGTCTGGGTTATCCCGATTGGCGGCCAGAACCCGATTGACTGGCCCCAGAACCGCGGATCATCAGCGGTCTTGTAATATGAGAGTGCTGCCTGGATCTGGTCCTTGTTGATCAAAAAGGGAAAACGAGTTTCCCCGTCAGGATCGGTTATTGCCGGCGACTTGCGCCCATCAAAAAACACGCAGACCCCGTTGCCCTTGGTAGGGCCGCCGGCAGTCTCCCACTGCTCATCAATCTCGGGATCAATTGAGAGCCACCCATCAAGAGGCTCACTATTGCGCCCATGTGGATCAGTCCTTGTCTCCGGGTTGCCCAAGGCCAGAAGCTTGAACTCAGGATTTTTGGCAAGGTTGTCAGTAGCCCGGAAAATAGCTTCCTTGGTCCCTTGAGCCTCATCGAGAACCAGAAGTACCCGCTCATTGTGGTATCCGATCAGGTTATGAACCGCTTGTTCAACGGGACCGTCAGCAACGGCCAGACCGAAGATTCCATTCTTCTTGTCGCCTGGCCGCCACCGAATCATGTACTCGCTGTAAAGCGCCTCCCCTACATGCCCGAACTCCTTGGGGATACGCGAGTGGTAATCTTGGACATAGTACCAGAGACGCCTAGCCAAGGCATCCTTGGTGGTCGACGCCATGATGACCGTGGTGCAATAGGGTTTCTCGAGCCAGTACTCCAACGCACAGATACTTGCGTTAGTGGATTTGGCGCTGCCGGCCGGCCCGGTCCAGGTCACCCAGTTGTAGGCGCTGAAGGATTCAATGGCTCGATCTAGCCACTTGTGCCATCGCAGGTGTTCCTCTGGCCAGATCAGACGGATCGCCGCTTTGCGGTGATCGGCAATAGTATTGTGAAAGTAGTCTTTGCCCCAGTGCGCAATAGCCCACCAATGGCGGGTGAGCAGGGGCCAATCTTCAGGAAAGGTCTTCTCGAATTCAGAGAAGAGATCATTTGCCATAGGTGCTGGTAAGGGCTGCGACAATGGCTTGCACCTCGCCATCGTTCCAACTTCGGGCCTGGATTGCGGAGATGATCTCGCGCAGCTCGCCCGGGGCACGCTGCTTAGAACCCAGCTTGGCTGCAAGCTTCTTGGCGAAATCGACCGCTTCGGATTCCTCCTGCTTGAATTCCGGCACGAGTGCCCTACCGGAAAGGGAAAGCTTCTCACGCAAGAGCGGGATCAGTTTGAGCTCCTTGTCGGCATGGTAGAGAACCGTCGAGGGTTTCACCCGATTCTCTAATTCTTCCAAGGTTGCTGGTGCCGGGTGGCGCCACCAGTGAAAGAGCAGATGGTTCATCGAGTGGCAACGCGGGACTACCTGTTCAGCACTGAACACATCCCAGGCTGGGTGCCCCGGACTCCAGCGAGGCGGGTTAAGGAGGGGTGCTTTGACCATCAGATCGTATGGGTAAACCGCATTGCCAGTCATGTGAGTCGGACAACGCTGCTTTGGATCTGCGGGAACGATTGTGCCCATGAAGGGTTTGGATTCCTTCTGGGCTAACCCAACCTCGTACTCGGTTGCAATAGTCGAGAGCCAGCCCGCTTTGAGAGGAATGCAGTCTGGCTCGATCCAGAGGAATGGCACCTTGAGCTTTGGGTCCTTCTTCCCAATGTCATAGAGTATCCAGACCATCTGGCTCCAGACCGTGTTTGGACCCAGCGGCCAGGCCTTGATGTGATTTCGCTCGGTGAAATGCCTGACGCTTCGCCACGCATCGACCGCGTCAGGGATCTGGGAGTTGGGTGGACGCATCAGCACCAGGTCAAAATCCTTGGTGCCGCCAAGCTCTGCCACCCACTTGAGCCATTCGGCGGCAAGCTGGGCATTCGTATAGGGACCAGGAACGTGTTGAGCGACGTAACTAGGGGAGTCGTTATAGGCTAGCGCAACGAGCATTACTTCTTCTTCTTTTTGACGTGTTCTGGGAGGCGTTTGGATTTGGTCTTGGCAAAGTCGCGCAACTGGGTGGCAGTCATCGATTTTGCAACTTTGGCGACCTCGGGAGAGGCAGCACGCCCGCCTCGTTTGGCTTCAAGGGCCATTCCGAAAAGTCTCTGTTGCGATTTTGAGCGGGCCGGCACTACTTCTTCTTCCTGACTAATCCACCTTTCTTGTATCCCTTGTGCGCTCTTTCCATCACTTTCAGCGCACCCTCGGCTTTTCTGATCTCCTTTTTCTCCATCCGTTCATGGGCTATCCCCGGAGGTTTTTTGGCCATTATTTCCTCCGATGCCGAACGCTGATCACGGTTCGGCCATGACTGGGAGAACTTCCGCCCAGAGCAACATAGGATGGGTTGGGTTGGAGAATGCTCCCAAAGACTGCACTCTCACTTGCCGGCAACCTATCAATCTTGTAATAAGGGATAATGTCTGCGTACCTGGGCAGAATCGGGTCTGGCGTTATCCGGTTAATCTCAGCCTCAGTTGGCCGGGAGGCAGCCACCTGGGCATTGGTTGGTGCCCGAATGGGAAGCTTATCGCTGTAGCCGTTCTCGCCGGCTGCCAGTCCGCGGGGCGATGGTGCCCTCATCGGTGCCTCCGACTTCCTCGGGTAGCCCTGGCAATCGCGCCGTGAAACTCAGGCGTTGCCATTTTTCGCGCGCTCTGGGCGTGTCCCAGCATCGGGACTCCATCAGCTTGCGGGGTTTCCCGGGTTGAGATATCCGGGGCACGGCCACCACTCTGGTGCCTGACACGTGAACCCATGCTGCCATGAGCTCCGCGGATTCCCTCGCGTTTGGAGAGATCGAACCGATCACTCTTCAGATTTTTGTGACTAACTCTAGCCATTAGCTCCTCCTCCTTTCTTTCTAATTTAGTTGGAACACTGGAAATTGAACGAACTGGTCCCGGTTAAGTGGATAGGTCACTGCCGGGGCATTGGTAGGAATGACCGTTACCGACTTGGTGGGAGTGACTGAGGCAGTCGCCTCGTAATCGGTAACGCCATAGAGATCGCGCCAATAGACATTTGCCCCGGAGGCAAGAGCGTTTAAGTCCGCAACGCTCATCATCGTTCCACCAGTCATATATATATAGAGGCTATCTGGGTTTGGGATGCTCTTGCCCTGGCTGCTCGGCAGGATGGGGTTGGGTAGGTTGAGGAGGCGTTGTCCCTGGAGGATGAGGTTGTCCAGGCTGTGGCTGCTGTGGAGGAGTCGGTGTCTGTGGCATAACGGGTCCTTTTTAGTGCATTCGTTTGAGGGTTTGTGCCAACCGAGCGCGTTGCCCCAGTTTGCCGCCTTTCTTGGCGGCCGCAGCTAGTCGTTTAGCTGGGATTTTCTGACCTTCTTTAACGCCTAGCGAAGAGCGTAAAGCCCCTGGTTTTTTGATCGCTTTCTGAATCCAGCGTTCTTTTCTAGCCATCCTGGGTGCTACGGGGTATGACGATTTAAGGATGGAGTATTACAGAAAAAGCAAGTAATTTCTAGCGAATTCATGACCAAGATCCTGCTAGACCCCGGACACGGTGGGAGTGACAGCGGGGCAGTCGGTCCCACAGGCTTGCGAGAAAGCCAGGTGAATCTTCGGGTAGCGCTCAAGCTGGGACCGCTTCTTGAGCAAGCAGGGGCCAGAGTCACCTATACACGCACTGGCGACACCTTTCCATCGCTCTCGGCACGTACCTCCCAGGCAAACCGGGAAGCGGTCAACTGGATGATCAGTATCCACTGCAACTGGTGGAGTGACCCCAATACCAGGGGGATCGAGACGCTGGTCTTTTCGACTTCCAGTCCTGCCCATGCGGCAGCTCTCCGGGTCCAGGCAGCTCTGGTTTCCGCGACCGGCGACACTGACAGGTCGGTAAAGGTTCGTACAAACCTGGCAGTCCTGCGGGATACTAGGATGCCAAGTCTGCTCCCGGAAATCGGGTTCATAAGTCACCGCGCCACTGAGGATAGGTTCCGAACTGAGGACTATCTGGATCGGATTGCCGGCGCAATCGCCAGAGGGATGTTCCCAACCGGGCCGACCCCAGCTCCACCGACTCCTGCGCCAACCGGACTGGCTATCATCTCCCAAACCAGCATCACCCCGGGACAGGCTGCTGAATGGGCCAGGAGCAAGAACGCAACTCCCACCTTTACCTCCCTGGCACCCAAGTACTGGCAGTTTGCGTCCCTTC